GTGACTTTCATTTCGTTCGAACAGTTCGTCGAAGAAGGGAGGTGGTTAACCAGCGGAGCCTCGACGGTTGGGCGTGTCACTTACAGAATTGGAAACGAACACGGCCATTTCAAGGCTCGGAAAAACTTGGTGCTGGATATAGTATCAGGTAAAGAACTAATTGACGTTGCATTGCACGAAATGCGGAACAGACAGTTGAATTACACAATCATCAAATCGGAACTTGGAAAACTCAGATTGGCTGTATCTTCAGACCTCTACACGTATCTAAAGATGTCATGGATACTATACCTGGGCGGTCATTCGTATCTAAACTGGCCCGGGTCTACAATTGAGGAAGACGTCTACGAACAATCACTCAGGATGAAACAAATGCTAATCACGACTCAATCTTCATGGAACTTGCCCTTCGATTACGCTGGATTTGATCATCAACCAGAGACCAAAGAAATACAATTTGTTGCAAAACTGCTTGCAGACGCTGCTCGCCTGAATGTGCCCATAACTGAGTTAGACAAATTTGAAGGCATAGTCAGGGATATCAATCAGGGGTTTGATAATAGCACTCTGATAGCCCGGGACGGCACCGACGAACGAAGTTACCCCGTCCGAGGAGGCCTAATGTCCGGACTGCGATACACAACACCAGTGGGAAATGCGTGCAATACCGCATGGTTCGCCTGGGTAAAAGAAATCTACCGAACAATTGATCCATTCGTTCATTTTACAACCTGGGTTCGTGGGGATGACTCAGCCATCTCTTCGGACCAGATGACAAAAGTGTTAACTGCAAAGATTCTATTGGACGCACTAAATGTCAAGAGCACTGCTGGTAAATTTGGGATACACAAAGGCCAAACTGAGTTCTTAAGAATTTGGTACAATGACAAGTGCAACGGTTATCCCGCCCGCTCGATCCCTGGGCTAACGCAAGACAAACCTTGGAACCCAGGGAGTTACGACCCTGACGCTGCAATTCGGAAGGTTGACGAAGCCGTCCAAACAACCTTGAGAAGGGGAGGCTCCGGTCCATACCTCAACGCTCTCTACAAAGCCGCCCAGATTAAATGGTCGAAGACACGCAAGAGGTCCATCTCATGGTTAAACCTGCCAAAAAGTTATGGAGGAGGTGGGGTCGGCTCCTGGAGCGGAGACACTCTACCCACGAGTCGTCTGCCAAGCTTTGCACTTCCGAAAAGTTTCGAGCTAACTAACACAAACGACTGGAGAAAAACTAAGATACTCAAAGAATACCCCACAGAATTCAAAGTGACGTCAGACGAGGCGGATAGAATCGCAAGACAACAACAGTTGGAAACAGTCTCTGCCGATGACGTCCCTGCTATCTCAAAATTATTCCATGAAGAATACAAGGCTTGGGCATTGCAATTGGGGCCTCCACCACGAG